GGATATAAACATAGAGTTTTCGTCATGGGTTCTGGTGATGAATTTGTTGGTTTTTTTAATCCAAAGATTGTTTCTCGTTCAGAAGATGAAACACTATTAACCGAAGGATGTTTATCTTTTCCTATGTTGGCCATCAAGATATCTAGACCCAGTACAATTGATGTGGTCTATCAAGATTTTAATGGTGTTGAACATAATGCAACATTTTCTGGACTATCATCTCACATATTCCAACACGAGCTTGACCATTTGAATGGCATATGTTATACTATGCGAGCAAAACCTATGTCACTAAAGATGGGTTTGAAGAAAAGAGGAAAATTCGGTAAACTGGTTGAACGATATAATATGGCCCAAAAAGTAATTAATAAAGTTGGTAAATAATGGCAACACCCATTGAATTTGTTGATGAACAGTGGAAAATTTGGCTGGAAAATAATCCAGATGGTTCATATCAACACATTGACACTGAAGAGTTAAAAGAAATACTTATTAAAGATTTATCATATGCATCACAAATGGATGTTCGTGAATACACACTTTATCAAAAATGGTGTGAAGTTAAAGAGAAATATCCTGTTGAAGAAGTAAGTACTTTATGGGGTTCAGAAATACAAATGGTAAATTCCGAACAAAAGAAAATTATTGAAACTGTCAAGAAAAATTTCTGGGTACCTGAAGAACCTGATGATTACTTAAAATTAAAACCAACAATGGTTTTACATAATGGTGAACTGGCTGAAACTTGGAATGCAGTTAGAACATTTTCTTCCACTATGAAGAATAACTCCAATATTGGTCGTAATTTATTTTATGTTTTATTAGATGAGTTAACTGGAAAATATCTAGGTGTTATCTGCATTTCTTCAGATTTTCTTGACCTAACTCCTAGAGATAATGATATTGGATGGTCAAGAGATGTTAAAACCCAACAGGGTATGATTAATCACACCGCCATTGGTTCAACAATTGTACCACTACAACCACTTGGATTTAATTATATGGGTGGTAAGTTGTTGGCAATGATGTGTCTTTCGGATACTGTACAGAAAGACTGGAGAGAGAAATATAATGATGTCCTTGTCGGTGTCACAACAACCTCACTTTATGGTAACACAAAGTCGGGTGGATTGTCACAATATGATGGTCTGGAACATTGGAACAAAATGGGATTTTCTTCCGGTTCAGTTGCTTTTGAACCATCAAGAAAGTCAATGAATATGGTATTTCAATGGATCAAAGAAAACCATACACGAAAGTATTTTGAGTGGTGGGAAGCAAAAAACCAAAACGGCCTTCCTTTAAAACGGGACCATAAAAATCGTTCATTGAATTTTGCATATTCCAAATTAGGAATTCCAAAAGAATTAATTCGTACAGAACACCAACGAGGTATTTATTTTTCACCACTATATAATAATACAAATGAATTTTTACGAAAAGAAATTATTGAAAATGATTTAGTAAAATCTTTTGATACTAGTGAAGAAACTCTTGCCAATACTTGGAAAACCAAGTATGCTAAGGGTCGCATTTCAATGTTGAAAAAGAAAAATAATGTGTCCAAAGAATCGTTATTTTACGATGATTTGATTTTTATGTCTTGGGAAGAAACTAAAGAAAAATATCTATCCCAAGTTGGTCGTTAATAATTGGAGTTATTATGGAAATTTCTATTAGTCGAGATGACTTAAAAAAGAAGAGCCTTTTTGTTGCAACACCAATGTATGGTGGTATGAATCACGGTCTTTATATGAAAGCCTGTCTTGATTTACAGTCGCTATGTATTGCATACGGTATTCAAGTCAAATTTTCATTTCTTTTCAATGAATCCCTAATCACCAGAGCAAGAAACTATCTTGTTGATGAATTTTTGCATCGTTCAGAATGTACAAATCTTCTATTCTTGGATTCGGATGTTCATTTTGATCCGAATGATGTGATTGCTCTACTTGCACTAGATAAAGATGTGATTGGTGGGCCATACCCAAAGAAAGCAATCAAATGGAAGTCGGTAAAAACTGCCGTACAGAAGAATCCCGAAATTGATTCCAACACACTGGAAAAGGTTGCAGGTGATTTTGTGTTCAATCCTGTAAAGGGTACTGCTCAATTTAATGTATCCGATCCACTTGAGGTTCTGGAAATTGGAACTGGTTTTATGTTGGTTAAGAGAGAAGTCTTTACTAAGATGGAAGAAGCTTATCCAATGATTAAATACAAACCAGACCATGTTGGCCAAGCCCACTTTGATGGTTCAAGGTATATTCATGCATTCTTTGATACTGTCATTGATTCTGCGGATAGTATTACAGGTGGTGGTTCTGAACGATATCTTTCAGAAGATTATATGTTCTGTCAAATGTGGCGTAAAATTGGAGGTTCAATTTGGTTGTGCCCTTGGATGAGAACTTCACACATTGGAACTTACCATTTCCAAGGTGATATGCCTGCTGTTGCTAATTTTGTTGGCGAGATGTAATCGTGATTGATATAATTGGTTTTGTTGGTTTTATTGGTAGTGGCAAAGGCACTGCCGGTGATATACTTACAGAAAATGGTTATATCAAAGAAAGTTTCGCAAAGGGTGTTAAGGATACTTGTGCAACAATGTTCGGGTGGCCAAGACACCTTTTGGAAGGCGACACAGAGGAATCAAGGCAGTTTAGGGAAATTCCTGATTCCTATTGGTCATCAAAATTCAATAGAGTATTTACACCAAGAGAGTCTTTACAGAAAATGGGAACAGAAGTTGGTCGTGATGTATTTCACTCCGACTTCTGGATTCTTCAGATGCAAAGAAGAATAGAAGAAAATGAACATATCAAATATGTTATTACTGATGTTCGTTTTCCGAATGAAATTGAATGGATTCACAATATGGGTGGAAAAGTTTATGAGGTTCATCGAGGTGAACAACCTTCTTGGTATAAAATGTTAAAAGTAACAAAGACCAAAGATACTAATATGCGTAATTTTTTAATGATTGATAATGATGTACATTACTCAGAGTGGGCTTGGGTTGGTTGTAAAATGGATGGAATGATTGATAATAACGGAACATTAGAAGACTTGACATCCCGCGTGAAAAGTGTTATACTGTAATTGTGATTTTTTGATGGAGAATATTAATGAAACTTTCTAATGATACGCTTGCTGTGTTGAAGAATTTTGCCAGTATCAATTCTGGTTTGGAATTCAAGGCCGGCAACATTCTTTCAACTATGTCTCCTGGCAAGACCATTCTCGCCAAGGCAACATTGAGAGATACATTTCCTGTAGATTTTTGTGTATATGACCTGAATCAATTCTTGTCTGTACATTCTCTCTATAAGTATGCAGATATTGATTTTGATGAAGTTAATATCATTTTCAAGAGTGGTAATTCCAAGCTTAAGTATCGTAAGACCGCGAAAGAAATGATTATTACTGCACCTGAGAAAGAACTCAACCTTCCTTCTATTGATGTTTCTTTTAAACTGACAGAGGATGCATTTGCTTCAATTAAGAAGACTGCAAATGTTCTTCAGTCACCAAATATTGCTGTTTATTCCGATGGGTTGAATATCTATCTGCAAGCTTTTAATGCAAAAGATGATTCAGCTCATACGGAATCCATTAATGTTGCTGATGGAAATGGTAATTTATTCAAGATGGTATTCTTGGAAGAAAATTTGAAGATGATTCCTGGATCATATGATGTGGAAATCTCTTCTAAAGGTCTTGCTTCGTTTAAAAACACGACACAAGAAATTGACTATTGGATTGCCATTGAGGCAAAAGATTCTAACTTTGGAGAATAAAAAAATGACTATGATTTGGCTTACTGAACCAGATACAGGCACTAAGGTTGCTATTAATACTGAACAAGTTGTTGCTGTCTTTACAGGTAAAGAAGAACCTGTTTTGGGTAAGACAATTATTGGTTTGATTAATGGTAATGTCGTTGTTGAAGAAGATGATTTGTCTGTTGTAACTATGATTAATGGAGATTAATTAATGTCAATTACTGTTCAAACTCTGTTTGGAACTTTTGATGAAAAAGAACTAAAAGCACTCAAGGGTTGCATTACTGAAATGGTTGAGTGTATGCAGAAAATCAATTCTGAAAAGGAACTGTTAAAGGATATCGTAGATACTTCTTACGATAAATTTAAGATTCCTAAGAAGATAATTAAGAAGATGGCTAATGTGCAATACAAGCAATCTTTTCAAGAAATGGTTTCTGAAAATAATGAGTTTGAAGCTTTGTTTGAGGGTATTAACGAAGTAAAGTAAATCTTTGGTGCCCCTTCGGGGGCATCTTTTATTATGGAGCATTGAATGTCTGAACATATGTTGTGGGTGGAAAGATATAGACCCACTAAAATCTCTGATTGTATTCTTCCAGAATCAATTAAAAATACTTT